ATAAAGAGGCTTGGCAGTAACGACGTGTTTAGAAGGTACAATCAGGTATTTGATGTAGATGGAGCCTGCGAAGCTATTGACACCAGTGGTGGTGGTGGGCATCAGCCATGTGTACAGGTAGGTGTTTTACAGAACAGAGGCAAGATTCGAACAACAAACACGTCCACCTGTATTGATGCAAACTATTGGAAAGGGATAGATAACCATGCAGCACGAACTGCGATTGCAGATGTAAAGGCGGTATTAACTCCCGACAGGGCCGAGAAGAGACAGAACGGAAGACGTATGAAAGATAGCGAGGAGCCTATGTTCACGCTTACAGGGCAGGACATACATGGAGTCTCAATAGATGAAAAAAGAATACGAAGGCTTACGCCTGTAGAATGCGAACGTTTGCAAGGCTTCCCAGATAATTTCACGGAAGGTATTTCTGATACACAAAGATATAAATCTCTTGGAAATGCAGTAACTACGAATGTTATTGCAGCAATCATAATAAAACTATATAGGAGTAATGATGGCAAGAATAATAGAACTTGAGAATCAGGTAGACCGTATGGAACTCAGGGTTGTTAAATTAGAGGCAACTGTACTGGTTCAGGAAAGCCTGCTACAGAACGTTGTAACAAAAGTGCTAGGAAAAGAAAATGCCAAACAAGAAAGCAAAACGAAGAAAAGACGAGCGACGGGAAAGAAATAAGTATCTCAGTAAGTACGGCAGGACTCCGGCACAAATAAAAAGGAAGAAAGCACGTGAAGAGAGAAGAAAAGGCATACAGCAGCCATTTCGACGAAGACCTTAAGTTCGGAGAGGCAGGACAGAAGTGGCTCCTGTGGCTAGCAGATGATTCTCAGATAGAAGTAAAGACCGAAAGGGACAAGTGGGCAGAGACAGGAAACATCTTTATAGAGTTCGAGTGTCGTGGTAAGCCTAGTGGCATTGCAGTCACTACCGCTACCTACTGGGCACACATTCTATACAAAGAAGGTATGAACTGTGGCGTTCTGGTTCTTCGTACTGAAAAACTAAAAGAGAACCTTAAGAAGATGTACAAATACAATACTATAAAAGAAGTCTATGGTGGAGATGATAATGCAGCACGTGGGTTTCTTGTAAAGCTAGAATTACTATGGAAGCTATGCCTGTAGCTCGTAAAATAACCCCTCTAGAATCGATTTTAAGCCACTTTTATGGGTCGGTTCGAGGGTAAGTACCAATGCATAAAAAATGCCCAAAAATTAACAGAAATTGTGGGTTCTGCGGAGAATCAGAATGGAATCCACTTGCAGGAAAGTACGATGGGCGAAAGCGTCTTTTCTGTGGACTCGCTCCTGCCTCGTGGGATGTACAGGTGGACAGCCTGCCCAACTGTCCACAAGATATGACAAAGTCGCAGCTAAAAGGCTGGCAGGCTAAAAAAAAGAAAGAAAAGCCGATGAGATATTATACATAAGGTAGAATTCGGGGCTGTTTATGCACTATTTTCTAGCACAGGTTTAAATCCTTTTCCTGTGTCGTGCGTGAATAGCCCTTTTTTATTAGGTAAACTTTAACGTACCCTTGAGTTCTTTCCGTTTCTCAGGGTCCCGCCTTTCTTCAAAGGTTTTAAATCTTTCTATTATATCGCTATTTCTAATATCCATTATGTACAGACCGTAACCGAATCCATCCCAGGCATCATTCCAGTCTGCCTGCTTCCTGCCGGCATCATTTCTTAATCTTTTTGCTCTCTCGGGTTGTTTCAGCCTGTCCGCTTCTTCTGCTTCAATATATAAATCAAGTATCTCGTTTTTTTCTCTACCCCAAAAAGCTTTCATTCTTTTATGAGCCTGTTCTGGCGTAAACTTCTTCTGATACCTTTTAGCTAGTTCAGTTGCAAGAGAACCAAATGGTTTGGAAAAATTTACTGCGCTACGCTTCAGTGCATTTTCAAGACCGTATCCATTTTTATAGTCCTCTTCTATTCCCTGTGCCCACTCTCTTACTCTGTCTACGTCTGATATCTGTAAAGGAGTGGCTGCAAAAGTAACAGCTTGTGCTAGGCTTCTGTCCTTTTTAAATCCAACCGCAAGGTCGGCTGCCATTCCGAGTGCTCCAACTGAAGTATAGTTTTCTATTGCACGCTCATAGATTCCCGTAGGTCTGACTTGCGGTTCCCCGCCAAGAGATTCTCTTATATTATTTCTAGCCCAATTAACAAACTCACCACCTGCCCATCCTCCCGCAGCTATCCTAAAAAACGGTAAAACATTGCCTTTGTTTGCTTCGTCTATTAATACTTTTTTCATATATGTCGCTTGCCTGAATCCAAACCTCTTGAACATAAGGAATGGCCTCATAATGGGATTGTTGAAAGCCAGCGGGTCCTTCAGAACATTTTTCTGTAACTGGGACTCTCTTGCAAATTTTACCATAGACTCTCTCAGTGTTCTGTCATCTAATTTCTTTCTATAGTCTACGTTAAATTCCTTAAGCTTACCTATTGCCCACTTTCTTTTTTTGCTTTTAGCGGAGTTTGCAATTCTGTGCAAGTCTTTAACAAAGTCCCTGGCTGTCGCTCCGGCAAGTACGTTGTTTGCCTTGTTGACTAGGTTAAATGGCACGGTAACTACCTGTGCAACCTTTGATAAAAGAGTGTCAGAATGTTGTAGCCCAGATATTTCTTTAATCACGTCATAAGCTGAAGAGCCTGAGCGACGAACCTCTTGTCGCAGTAACTTCCCACCCTTTGTTGGGGAAACAAGCTTTAGTGATGATTTCATTGTCCTGTAAAGACCCGCTTCAACTGCAGTAGATATTAATGTTTGTGTAACATTAAACAGCGTTGAAAAGCCACCTGCAATTTTCGTGGCCACAGAAAACGCCATATATTCATTTAAAAAATTTCTCGTGCCCTTGCTATATCCAAACCTCGGATTTACTTCGATGGTTCCGTTATATCGTATATATATATCACGTGCTGTTTGTGCAGCTCTTGGACTCTTTCTTGAGATGTCAGCAAAGAATTTGTCTGCTTTCTCAGCCTTTGGTCCAAACTGTTCTACCTGTGCCATCCTTCTTCCAAGCTTCGTTGTATATCTTGTCAGAACATGAGCAGCATCTCTTTCGTAAAAGCTTTTTGGAAGGTCAAGCGTACGTCCTTTCTCCAAGTTTCCAAAAATTTTAAATTTGTCGTTAAAGGTATATTGTTGTAGCATTTCAAATGCTGACAAGTTATCCATCCCCTCGTGTCGAGACTTGATTCTTTCCAGTGCTTCACGGGTCTTCTTGTCAAAGCTTTTCATTTCGCCCTTTAATGTTTTTCTTGCCGCCATTCTTTCTGCGTGCGAAATACCTGAACCACCTTTTGCTGCCCTTATAATCTCAGGAAATTTTTTCTGAACTGTATAGATATCATCATACATAGTATCAAGAATATCCTGTCTCAGCATTTGAGGAAAGTAATTTTTACGATATGGATGTATTTTCCAATTATGTTTTTTTGCAAAAGGAAGAATCTTTTCAAAGTAGAGCTTATCCATATACTTGTTGAATTCTGTATTCATTGCAGGGTTTTCCATATCGTCAGCAATTTTTGAACGATATTTTTCTGCTGCTAACCCCTTTTTAAAAATCTTTCCCTTTGGCTTGAGTAGGTTTAGCTGTAATAAATCGTCAAGCATCTCCCCTTGTAGGGTCTTTTCACGATGCATTGCAATATCAACCGCTTTGTTAAACTCTCTTCCCTCTCGAATATTGGAAAGACCATGTTGTTTTTCTGCAGCTCTAAACGGTTGCAATGCTCGATAAAGAGTTCCGTATTTGGGTAATTCTGGAACGTGTAAGCCTTCTGAAAGAAGAAAGTCTTTATGTCTCTGTATCTGTACTTCCCTTTTAAAGCTATCTGATACTTTCGCTAAGTCTTTTTGTTTTAGGTCTTTTAGTACAATATTTTTCTCTGTGTTGAGTGCTCCTCTCGCCATATGCTGAACTTCTTCTTCTGTTAGCCCTAGACCGCCTTCTTTTATAGGTTTCTTAGTCGATTCTATACTGTCGAGCCGGCTCCGTCTCAGGGACACAGCCTCGCCTTCTTTTGGCATGGCTTTGCCCATAGCTATCTTGCTACGAGAATGTGTTTTGTAAAAAGCTTCTTCTGAAACAGCAGGTAGCACCTGTCCAGTTTTCACATCATAGATGGGGACCATCTTCTTTCCAGTCTTACTTGTAAATGTTTCTCCGATAATAAGCTCATCTTTCGGATTGAATATAGAACGCCAGGTTTCAGCCAAGTCTTCTGGTTTCTTGCCACGACCTTCTGCGGTTTTAATCCGCTCAAGTGTCTCTATTGGCTTGGCACGCTGTTCAGATATTTTGAGCTGTGTATAATCGACTGATTCAACAGCCATTTCTTTGGCTTCTTTTGGAGTAAATCTTTCAGGCTTTGATGTTTTAACACCAAGGTCTTTAAACGCATTGTAAGTTCGTTTTGTAATTCCTCCAGCACCCTTTAATCCTAATACCATAGTAGCTGCGGTTACATAATCCTGTGGCGTTGGAACTTCACCTTCCGCTATTGGCATAATACTTCCAAACGTTGCTATCTCGGCAGTGATTTTTGGGACTGTCTTTACACCTTTTGCCGCTAGCACTCCACCAATACCACCCATAGAAGCTCCAACAAACACACCCTGTGCTGTGGCTTCTACAACCTTTGCTATGTCAACGCTACCATCCCTTGCCTTTGTTTCTATACCCTCTCTCAATCCATCATAAAACCCAAGTTGGGAGCCTGCGGTGGTCCCTGCCATAAGAGCCTGTGATTTAGCCTTTACGACTCCACGTGTTACCGCTCTCTTTGCTACAGATTTACTTACACCGTTTAAAACAAGCTTTCTTGCAATACCCCCACCTATTCCGCCACCAGCTGCTAACGTCAAGAGGTCGGCTGGCATAAGAAACGATGCCATTTGTGCAGTTATGTCCTCTAACATACTAGGCTCATAGCCACTCAGGTCAAACTTCTCTTTCCCTTTCATTAGCTTGTATGCCGCCCCTTGTATTGATTGATTGTAGGCAGCTTTTATTGAATTGGGAAGGGAGTTCATCCAAGTCGCCTCTTCGACTGGCGGTGCCGCAGCCAAGGCTGCGTGAACCCTTGCAAGCTTGTCAGTCCTTTTGAAGGAGTCCTCTGTTAACCTCTGGGAGGTCTTTTCCTTCATTTTCTTTTTTATTTCGGACGCATAATTTTTTACGGTGGGGTTGTCTGTCGGTAGACCAGTATATTTAGATGCAAACTTTATAGGGTCCTGAGCAACGGAATCGCTATTCCATATTCTAGAGGCTACATGCCTTGCTGCTCTTTTCTCAGTAGCTTTGTCTTTGAATGTGGCATGATAATATTCCCTGCCGTCTGCCCCAGTATAACTCTCGGGATGCTTTTGTGCGTCAAACTTCTCAGCAAGCTCTTGTGTCCAATTTACATTTCCAAAGCTCCAATTATCCTCGAATTGCTTGATAGTTGGCATAACAGCAACGTCCAAGTATGTTTCCTCCATCGGAACATAGCCTTCCCTAACTGGCATTTTAACTCCTGGAAAATTTGGGTCGTCTATATACTTTGTTCCCATTAACGAGGCTATCCTGGATAATATTTAGCGGAATTGATTGGAGACATTCCCTTCCCAAACGGGTCCTCAAAAACTGAAGTTTGAGAATAATAAAGCCTTCTAATAAAATCATCTATTGTACCCTTGTCATCCAAGTCCATTACGGCACGTCTTTGATATAAAAGGTCTTTGTTATAGTCCTCTCTTGAGGAGTCTTCCAAGTATGCTATTTTTGCTATGTTAAGCCTGAGCCTATGCCTCAACATTCTATATTGACGATGCTCTTGGTTGTTCTCGGGAATAGCCTCAAGTGCTCCTTCGACATATTCTAATTGTGTCTCCATTTTTTTGACCCCCCAAGTTCTTGTCTTGTCGGCTTTCTCTTTCAGTAAAGACCTTTTCGCCTCGGTTGCACCAGAAGAAACCTTTTGAACAGCTTTAGTTGCATTATTCACTTTTTTTACAATAAAATCAGACACGCCCCACAAGTCTCTTGATAGATGCTGATTTGGAACATAATTACGTCCAGTCCGCCTCTGGTTAGAAAGGGGCTTTTCCCCTGCGTTAATTAGGTCGGTATTATAGCTTCCAAAATGCCTTGCTCCGTACCCTCTTTTCTGCATTCCAGACTCTACAAAAGAATCAAGCTCTGTATTTAGGGCTTTTTCCATTTCCGAAGGTGGTACAGCCTTTTCTACCTCTGCCTGAATAATTACTTGGTCACCGTGTTCTGCCTTATGAGCCTCAGGATTCGGATTAGATATAAAACCTTTTTTATCTGAGGTTACCATAATTGAACCCGTTGTAAGCATGTCCCAAAATTTCTCTTGTGAAGCCTCATGTGACCTATCACCATAATGCCATCTGTGCCAGTCCATTGCCGCCTCTTTTTGGTCCTCGGGGTCAGTCCAATCATAGGCTTTAATTTCTAGGGGATTTGGTGCTTTTTCTATTTTAAAGCCTGGTGTAGAACTCTGGTTACCATCAAAAACTGTATTCATAATAGTGTCTTGTTCGCCTATTAATTCATTAATAACCTCAAAAGCGGGACGCTCTTCACCTTCCCAGACCATAGTTTGACCAGTTCTTAGCTCTGCTCGTTCGTTTATTAAACCAGTAAGCCGTATTTTGGCTGTCTCAAAACGTCCCTTGTTCGCATTATAATTATCTTTGTCATGCTGCTCCATTTTATTTTCCTGCCAATCCCAATATCTGTCTCTATCGGCATCACTAAGCTTGGTAATAAAATCACTTATATCTTCATTGGGTCCCGTAAGGATGGACCTGTCTCCTTCGCTTTCAAAATATCTATTCAAATCTTTCCGCGAACTAACTTGGTCGTCATATACTAATTTTTTATCTTTTCCGCTTTGTGCCCAAAACAACCTGTCCTGTTCGCTAGTAAAATTATTTTTTGCATATTTACTTTCAACAAGAGCATTATAGGTTGACCAGTCATCATTGTCCGCCAAACGTGTTAATCTTTCAATAATATATCTTTGCTCTCCCTGTCTTCGATTTCGCCTGTCAGTAATTTCATCACGTATACGACCTTCTTCTCGCTCCATTTTAAGGTCATTTCGATGTGCAATTTGGTCTGTACGCTGCTGTTGAAACCTGTCTTCGTCTGCCTTTACTCTCTCTGCATATCTTTGCTCTTCACGGTCCCGTACAGATTGACGTTCCTGTATGCTTCTGGATTGCTCTATAAGGCTGATAAAATTATTAAGCGTAATATCTGCAGGGGTTGGTGTCCTGCTACGTGTGTAGACAATGTCTGATATTGTTGGTACTCTATATGGTGTCGCCATTATTTATTCCTTAATTATTATCCACCCGTTGTTACGTCGTCAATAAACCACTCTAAATCGCCAGGTCTGTCTTCGGGTCTTCCAGGTCCAGGTACAATAGGTAGCGGTAACGGTGCTCCTGGAGCCACAGCCCCAAACTGAGAAAGTCCAAGCATCTGTGCATATAGTCCCTGTAGATAATCATACATAGTTCCCTGTATACCTGCTATTCCTGCCTGAGTTTCCTGTTCAATTCCATAAATATCTTGTCGTTCCTGCAATCCAAAGCCTGCTCTTTGTAATGCTATTTGTGCCATTTGTGCCTGTCTTGCCGCTGCTTGCTCTTGGCTAGTTAATCCTATTCCTCCCATCTCATAGCCAAGACCACGCATTGAAACATCACGTCCAAGCTCTGCCTGCTGCTGTGCTGTCCCTAATCCTCTTTCTGTTATGTCATACCCAAGCTGTGCTTGCCTGCCCCGTAAACCGAGTGCTCCTTCGATATATCCTTCTTCACCTGCCACTCCCCTGCCAATCTGTACATCCCTAGCAAGTTCTGCCTGTGCTTGTTCGGCAGTCATTCTTCCTTCTGCTACATCACGCTGCAACTGTGCTCGCTTACCCTCAGCACCTAACCCAGCCGCCGCCACGTCATATCCAAACTGTGCTTGTGCACCTTCAGTACCCAAGCCTCTTTGTGTTATATCGTATCCAAGTTGTGCCTGCGTGCCCGCAGTGGTCAATCCACGTAGGGCTGCCTGTCGTTGTAGGGTTGCCTGTTGATATGCGGCACCTTCTGTTCCAAGTGCACGTTCAGCCTCACCCATCTGAAGACCAAGTGTTCCTGCCCGATAACCTCTTTGGGTCCCTGCTTCAGCTAATTGCTGTGCCAGTTGCTGGGCTTGAGTTCCACCCACTCCATAAATATCCTGTAATTCTTGTGCTCTCGCTGTACGCCCTGCTGTCTGCAACGCTTCTCTAGACCGAGCCTCTAATAATCTTTGTTGGGATGTGCCTCCTGCATATGCTGCCTCGGCTTGGGCAGAAGCAAGACGCTCACCTAACATTCCTCTCCCATATATATCTTCTCCTGCCAACTCAGCACGCCTTTGTCCAAGCATTCCAAGTCCTGCAACCTCAGCTTCTTCTGCTCCTGCTAGTGCCAGACCTGCGGTTCCACGCTGATATCCTCCCCCTGCTTCGATAGCGGCAAGTCTTCTACCTGCTTCTCCTGTCTGATATGCTCCTGCCCCCAAAGCTTCTTCTCTTGCTAACCCTGCACGACCCATTGCATATTGACCAGCACCTAGAGCCGCACCAAGTGCTCCTCCTGCTTCGCCCAATTGCTGACCAAGGATTCCACGCCTATATCCACCTGCTTCCTGCACGGCACGCAATCTCTCTCCTGCCTCTTGCCCCGCAAGACCTACCTCAGTAATATCGGAGGCCGCTCTCTGCTCCATCAGTCCTCTTTGTGTCCCAATATCTCCTAATCTTTCTGCACGCTCTTCAACCATTCCACCTAGTGCACGTTCTGCACGTTGTGCGGCAACACGACCTAGTAGTGTCTCTGCCCCCGCTCCGGCAAAGCCTGTCTGTGCACCACGTTGCCTGAGAGCCACAGCCTCACCACCCATTGCTTCTCTTGCACGTTCCGCACCCTGAACAAATTGTCTCCTAGTTGCAGCTTCCTGCCTGCCAAAGCCAGCTCTAGCAGCCTCTCTGCCACCAACTATTGTTCCTAGTCGGGTTGCTAGCCTGCCACCTGTAATACCAAATTGTCTTCCTGCTCCAGCCTCCTCTTGGGCTATTCGTGTTTCTTCTAAACCTCCTGCTCCTAGCCGAGAAAGTGCTCTTTGGTAGCCTTCCCCTGCCCTTCCTGTTTCTCCTAGAACTCTTTGTTCTTCAAGTCCAAACGCTTGCCCCGCACGACCAGTCTGTCCGAGAATTCTTCCTAATTCTCCACCATATGCTTCCCCAGCACGACCAACCTCTCCACCAATCCTTGCTTCTTCCAGAGCCATTCTTTGCCTTGCGCGTCCCGTTGTGCCTCTTAATTGTGCTTCTTCTATGTCGGCCAGTGACATCCCTCTTGCAGTCTGACCACCAAGCCTCATAGCTTCTAGCCCACCTGCACCATATAATCTTTGTGCTTCGCCTAACTGTGATGTAATCCTTCCTTGTTCAAGCCCCCGTGTAGCCACTGCACGCTCCAAAGCACCCTGTATGGATGCTGCCTCAGCACCACCCGCACCAATAAGTGCCTGTTCTCTTGCAAATCTTTGCTGCCTTTCTGTTGTGGCTATACCTGTTCTTGATACAGCGGCATCGTAATCAGCCTGTATTCTTTGTGCTTCTGGACTCTCTGCACCGTATCTTGACCTTGCCTCTTGAAGTTGTTCAGCAAGCTCACCAGTTTCAATATCAAAAGCCTGTCCCGCTTCTCCACGCCTTGCGAGAATATCGGCCTGCGTAAGACCTAATTGGCTTAATGCTTCGGCTCCTCTCGCTGTAATATCAGCCTGTGTGATGCCTAGTCCTGTACCTGCCTCACCCAATCTTCTTGATATGTCGGCCTGTTGCTCTGTTAATTGTCTTTCTGTTAGTGTACGCCTTCCCGCAATGTCTGCCTCTGTAAGACCATATTGAGCACCCACCTGTGCACGTCTTGCGTCAATCTCATCTTGTGTAAGACCTAGCTGACTTAACGCCTCTTCTCCCCTTGCTGTTATATCAGCCTCTGTTATACCGAACTGCCTACCAGTCTCGGCTTCTCTTGCTCTAACATCTGTAGCCTGCAGGTTTAACCGTTGTAGCCCCTCCGTCCAAGCTCTTGATGCTGCCTGCTCTTCTAAGCCAAGACCACGCTCTGCAAGTCCATATTCCTCACCGAGAAATCCAAGCTGGGCAGTTTGTTGGTCTTGGAGTGTATCTATAAGACTCTGATATCTCTGCTGTTGGAACTGAGGAATGAACTGTTCCATGGCCGCTGGGTCTATCCCAGGGAACATTTCTGCAAGATTTCCGTAGAAATCATCTCCGCCAAATAATGCTAGTTGCTCTGGGGTTAATCCCATACCCCCAAATAAATCAGCATAACTCGTAACTGGGTCAACGTCAGCATATGGGTCTACTGGCTCTTCCCATCTACCAGTATCGGGATTCCAAACTAAATTCTGACACTCTGCAACCTCGCCAGAATATTCGTATCCCTCGCACTCAGTCTCTACGTACTGATTGCCGTCCCACTCGAATTTTACTTTAGTATTAATCCACATTATTATTACTTACCGAAGATTTGTTGCAATATCTGAGTTACGTCCCTTCCTCCATATGTTCCTGTATATGGGTCCCAATCTGCACTTGGAGCAGTCCTTGCAATTCCAAGAATGTCTGGTCCCCAATCTCTTCCAGCTCTTACTGGCATATTTGTTACATCATATGGATTTGCAATTCCAGGTAGCGCATCTAATCCTTGAGTTAGAAAACTTCCCATGCCAGACCCCATAGTTTCTTCCATTGCATATGTTGTAGCATATTCTGGTCCGCCAGCGAATGTAGGTGAGAGCTTTGCAACGGGGTCTGCATATGGGTCTAATAATTTTGTTAATTCTGGTTCAACTGCGACTGTTTTTGCCACCTTTGCACCTGCACCTGCTTTCGAAACCATACCTTTAAAATATTCTTTAATACCTGGAGTAGCGAACATCAATGCCATTTGCTGTGCAACAGATTCTTTTGACGCTTTAAACATGTCATTCATACTTGTTCCTAGCGTATTGATTTTGTCAATATCGGACCTAATGGTTTCTCTTTCACCGCTTAGAAAATATCCGCTCGACAGATTAGCAATATCAGCCTCATTAATTTCTTTGTATTTATAAGTAGAGGCTCCCATGCCCGTTTTTTCTGCAAATTTACTTGCAGATTTTCCAGTAAGTGCTTTTGAGCCAAAATATGCACCTGCGGCAGGTATGAGAATTGCACCCAATGGTGTAGCGGCAGCTGCTGTCATCGCCATAGGAGCAAGCAAACCGCCTAACACACCCCCAAAAAGACCACGTCGCTTCTGCCTACCCTCTCTTGTCGTTCGTCTAGTTTCTTCTGTTAGCTGTTGTGACGCAATGTCTTCTCGACCCCTCTGAAGCTCTCTTTCTTCTTTTCCTACCTGTATTCCTGCCCTAGCCTGAGCCATAGAGGCCATTGCTCGATTTCTATCTCTTACGTTTGACAGTAATGCATTAAACGCTGAAGCCACTATTCCATCTCCTCCCACACGTTAGTCGTTACCAGTGTCGAATCTCTCTCTTCAACTGGTAGAAATTCTGTGTAATATAATTTTGCTCCCAAGCGAATATATAATCTCAGGTTCTTGCCGGGAACTCGTGCGTAAGCCCTTTCTCCATCCATCATCTGAGATACTGCAGGTGGCTTATCCGAAATAGCAATAGGACGCTGTGTCATATTCCTGAGTTTTCGTTCCTGTGCCTGCATTAACTCACTCGCTTGTATACAGGTCTATATTCAATAGACATATCATTTATTTGTATTCCTTCCGACGTACCCGTTGTAGTGGTCGGATTTGTAATTTTAAATCTTATGCTCTGACAAGAAATTGGACTGCTTGAAGTGGCTCGTAGCTTCTTCCACCCTGTTCCCGTACCACTGAAATTGCCTGTAAGCTGGTCTGAAAAGCTTGTACCGCCATCTGTAGCATAGTATATCGGTTGTGTCTGGTCATTATCGCTTTTATAAGTTAGTGTAATACCATATACCTTTTTTATTCTGCCGGGGTCACCAAAGTCTATATCTTTCGTAGTCACCTTGAAATTCTCAGCGGTAACGTCACGAATATCATCTGACCATTCTTTTACACTGTAATTATCAGCAGTAGAATTCCACAAGTTTCCACCAGTGTAAGAACCCCAGTTCGCATTGGTATTGGTCCAAGTCAAATCTCCAGTAGTAAGATTCTGATAGGTGGTTGTCATATTACCGTTCCAATCGGAAACTATATTACTTCGGTTTACGTTCGTATCAAATGCTGCTTGTCCCGACACCCAAGAACCTGTACGAAAGTCGTATACGTATACATCTCCATCTGTGGCAAAAGCACTTTTCAAAATAACGAGATAATATTTCTTTGGATTATAACCTATTACAGTATTTGCATTTACATAATCTTGCCAAGTAGACTCCTTAATCTTATTTCTCAAAAGGTTTGTAACATTGTTTCCATCATACACAAAAAGACCAAATTTGTTTATCCAACATATACCAAACTCTGTCTTTACTGATGCGTGGGGATGCTCTATACCAGAAAAGTCTTTTATCTCTTCCAAGAACCAGTTGGCTGGAGAAGGAGAAGCTATATTAAGAATATAAAGTTTCCTCGTCTTGAACGCCAATAATCTGTCTGAATATTCCTCAAGCTTAATAAACTCTTCAGAATCTCCCTTAACAACGTCAATAAAATAACTTCGGGGAAACGTATCAAACTTTCCTACTGGAGTGTACATAATCCTGTCACGCATTTGAATAGTCTGACCGTCTTCGTTCTCTGTCTTTATATTAGCTACAAAACATCTTCGATTGGCCACTACTGCGGTCTTGTATCCTTCTCCGTTACCTGATATGGTAATCTTACGTTCAGAAGGAAGAAAACCATTTAATATTTCATATGTTTCCAGACTTGGAGCTAGAGATACAACGCTATTTACATATACTTGGTCACCGCTATTTTTTACCCACGCTGAATAATCACCACTCAATCCTGCTCTAGCACCACGTGCCATATCAATATCCATAAGCAGTGCCCAAGGGTCATCTGTACCATCTACTCTTACATAAACCCTTGCACCAGATATCCTTTCATCAAAGGGTGCGGTTGCATGCAGATTCATTGTCACTTTATAATTGTCCGCACTCGGTGTAAATGTATTGTTTGCCGTAGGAACATAAAGTAATGATTCCTGATGACCGTCATAAATAAACGAAGTGGCAATCTGATATGCCACAGCATCATAACCACCGCCAGATACAGACGCTGCCGTTGTGCTGAATTGAAATCCAGCACCTGCAGATGGATAATTAGATGCGTGAATAACAAGCTCTGTAGGTGCAGCTAATGTGTTTACATTGGAGAACCAGTTGTCAAAACTTGTAGTAGAAGAAAGACTCAGACTACCAAAGTGCTGTCTCTTAACGTAGCCATACCAGTAAGGCTGAACCGAAGCACCAAATGTTCCATCAGCAATCCTCAAAGCTTCATCGGAAAAATAGTAAACAGCTTTAATAAGCTTTGTAATGGTGGGAGTGCCAGCTTCATTAGCTTCTGTATCAAGAATACCGCTATGGTCAAGTGTAATCGTACTTGCAGTCACATTCTTAATCCTAACACCATTAAGATTGTTGTCTGTATCATCAGTACATCCCGATATCGCAATAATGTCGCCCTTGCGGAACCCATTGGATATCATTGTACTGTCATCATCTACAATAGTATCATTCGTACCAGAGCCAGAATTATCTGTAAATGCTAATTTATTTGCGGCAAATGTATCACCTGTAGCCGTACCTAAGTCAACTTGAGAGCTGTTAAATGCATCACCTTTAAGGTCGTATAGGTCTATCGTACCCGTAAGACCATCGCACATTGCAAACCAGTTCTCGCCCGTGTCTAATGCGGAAGAACCTTGCTCATGGTCAGACTCGAATACAAATGCACCATATCCGGGCGTAATGTGCCCTGCGGTACCGTCTGGTATATCCGTATGTGTTGAGTCTCCGCCTAATGGTTTGATTGACATTCTCTCATCTAAAATGATATTGTCTGTTTCAGAAAGCTGATTGTCAGCAATATCACGTGGATTGAAAGCGTCGTTAAGACCGCCAGAGAAATCTTTTAGACCATAGAATGCTTTAGGCATGTAGTGCTCTCCTAACCCATCCGTAATAATACTTTTCTAACTCTGGTCGAGTAAGTGCTAACCTAGCATATTCCATAAGTCTGTAAGCCCTTAATCTCTCAGGCTCTAATTTTGCAGTCGCTTTAATTGTTTTTGGTCCCACTTTACCATCTACTTGAATTTTAGATTTATTCTTCCCATTACATGCACGTTGCAGTATCTTGGCGGATTTGGCTATCCCCTGATTAACCACCATATCAAAGTACTGCCCCTGCAACTCGTCAGGCAGTCTTTCTATTTTAGCTGGTAGCCAATAATCATCTTTATATATCTCCACGGCATCATCCATTGTAAGGTTCTTTATATCAACCTTTGGATATGCTTTTTTAGAAATACCGTACTTAGTTTCTCCGCCGGGGTCATCAGGGTCGTTTACATATCCACCTTCACGACCAATTACCTTAGTTATTTCCTGATAAAAAGGCATTATTTTTTCTTCATTACTTTCACGCCCATCAAAACCTTTTTGGCAGCCGTCCATACGAGGTCATCCATTTTGCTAGGTGACATAGCCACCACCTTGTCTACCACAAGAATACCTATTGTTACGTATTCCCAGTTTTGCATTATCATGTCCATTGTACCATCTCCTATTTAAATAATATCCAATCTGACGCGGTGAAATTGACATTTGGGTCATCACCTTCTTCTTTTTCAGGGTTGACAATTTTGTCATTTCTATCATATCCTTCCCAACTACATCCCTCATAGAAGAACATCACAAAAGCAAAAACGAAACATATTCCAAGAGTTGTTGCAAAGGCGTTCCCGAACTTCTGATTCCAATTCTCCATATCCTTAATATCTTTGTTCGTTATGTCTGGCTCTCCCCTCCATGTCTTCACTGTCCTCATTTCCTATCGTTTTCTTATTCCAATTTTTTCCAATAAAGATTTATTCTCTTGTATAAGCTCTTCGTTATGATGCTCAATCTCTTCTACATGCTCTTTTTCCATCTGGTCTAGCCTCATCTGTATCCCTACTATCTCATCGTGTATCTGCGTTATCCTAGTCCCGTGGTCATCAAGTGTGCTACTGACTTTAAAATAAGAAGC